CGCGTTCGCACTGTTGTACCCGCGATAGACCAAACGGACTGTAGCGGTGCTTATCCAGTACATGTCAGTATAGTAAGTAGAAGATGATCCGTTCAAATTACCTACCGGAACCATGTCCATATACTTGCCGTGCGCCACGCCTGTAATCCACTGTCCGCTGTCCTTCTTGCCCTGTACCATACGGATACTGCCGTCCGGCATCCAGATTCGCCATTTGCCCACGTTGCCGCTGTCGTTCGGCAGATCCACGCCGTCCATCATGTCATACTTGTTGCCGTAGATGTCCTCATAGCCCAGGCAGCAGATATTTTTCACCTGCACCACAGTCTCCTGTCCGTATTCGTCACGGCTCTTATACCAGGCATACTGGTGCACCAGACCTTCAATCAGCGAATTCGTGATTTTGTTGTTGATGGCATACGCTTCATCGTAGCCGATGGTATCTGTCATTCCATGCTCTGCCGTTCCACCCGTTATTCTATTGTAATTATGCTCCCCGGCACCGCACTGTTCCTGCATGTCCCTGCGCCCGTACCGTGCATAGCTCAGATTCGCAATGCGGCTGTGCATCAGCGCATCTATCTGCTGCATGCCCCGCTGCTGGCTGTAGTAGTGGAAGTCCGTCCAGGTCATGCTTCCGGCTGTATAGGTACCGGTTATGCAGGCACGCAGCTTGCTGCCCACTACTGAACTGCCCACAACGGCACACAGATGTTCCTCATTGGCCACCCAATCCGGTTCCATGTCCTCTATCTTGTCGCTGTTGCTCAGCACCACGCAGTCAAACTCTGCCGTGTTCAGAATGGAGAAATGCAGAGCCGTCGCACGCTCCGGAACGTCTGCTATCAGATACATGCCAGCTTCAAATTTCAAGCCGATGGTCGGTACCACGATGCTCTTCAGGATGTTTCCTGCATCATCCACAAACACACTGCCGATAAGCCCCGTACCGGGAACGCTCGGGAAGCGGACACGTCTGTAGCCGGATACATCCACCTTACATACCGAATAAGCCTTGTCAGTCGTATAGGATTCCATCAGCGTAGGTTTTCCGCTCATGATCTTGCGTTCACCCAGCCAGCCGCCCTGCGTTTCCTTGATGGCATCCAGCGTCAGTACTGTCGCCTCCGGAACAGGGGGCATTTCGTCCTCCGGGTAGCTGCTGTAGCAGGCGTACTTCTTGTTGTTCAGATAGTCGTTGATACCCTTGCTCCAGTAGAACGGTTCATACATCATCCAGTCACCCTCGCTACCGTCCAGCTTCGCCACCGTGCAGTCGTTCATATCCTCCGCATCGGCATAGAAGTTCGAGCTTTCGTCATGCAGCGGGAAATAGGTCATCTCCCCGTCCGGGTTGTTCACTTCCACCTGCTGCCCGGCCATCTCCACCTTCCGGCTCGTGGGCATCTTGGTCACCTTAGCCAATACGCGGTGGCGCTTGGACAGGATAGCATTCACATGCCCGCTCATTTTGTACGTATTGCCGTATTTGTACCCCGTCTTGTTGTCCAGGTTCGAAATGTTGGCATCGTCGGCCACACTGTCGTCAAACTCAATCATCGTATAGGGCGGCTGCTTGATGGTCAGTTCCGGATAACGGGCGGCATACTTCTCCAGTTCCTCGTCAGCCAGATACTTCGTCAGGGTCAGCTTACCGCGCAGGCCCGAATGCCGGTCATCCACCGCACCCGTCTGCGTGTACGTTCCGTAGTCAAAATACTTCTTCAGCAGCGTTCCGTCGTCTTCCCGGTCTATCTCCAGCACAAAGCGCTCCAGCTTGCCGCTGCCGTTCAGTTTGGCCTGGTGCAGGCGTTCCAGCAGGACGAACCCGTCGATGCCGGGGCAGTTCGTATAGCGGTAGCCGCGTACGTTGTTGATGCCTTCCAGCACCAGGCCGCTGTCCTGCAGCTTGGTCAGATATTCCAGAGACAGTTCCTCAATCGTGTCCGGCAGGCATAACTGCACAACGGGTGCACCGGTGGCCAGTTTCACTCGGGTCAGCCCCGTACCTCTTACGTCCAGTTTCTTCAGCCGCCCCTGCCAGCTCAAATCCAGGGTGGCCACGTTTCCGTTGTCCCCGTTCCGGGCCAGCAGGTTGTTCCGCATGTTCACTTCTTCCAGAAGCAGCATCCCGTTCGTCGAGGCCATGAACGAACCGTTCCGGTATCCGCTGGCTTTCTCCACGCTCATGTCCAGTTTCACCAACGAGGTCAGCAGACCGAAGTTGAAGCCGATGGCGAACGCATCCTCATGCCACACCAGCTCCTTGATTTTGGCTGCGCCCACAATCTTCAGCGGGTCGTTCTCACCGAAGGCACGGATCAGCTGCAGGGAATGGAGCACGTCCGCATCCACCACACCGCTGTCAGCCTGTACGCCGTTACTGGTAGATAACTGCACACGGTACGGGATGGTCAGCCGGTACTGCATCGGTTTCAGTTTATAAGCCTTGTCCAGCGATGCCGTACTCTGGTAGAACTGGGCACCCAGCGTAGATACATAGCCGTACTCCACCTGCTTCAGGTCGTACCGGCGCTGGATGAAGTAGTTCCGGTGCGCTTTCAACGAACCCTTCAAACCGTAGATCTGCGGATAGGTCTGTTTCGCGCCGTCCGCACCCACCGGCATTTCGTTCAGGAACGGGTAGATGTATTTGAAGATGCCGGACTTGTTATAGAGGCGCGAGCACCACTTCTTCATCTGCTCGGTATCGAAGTGGTCAATGGCTTTCTGGATACTGAAGGCACTCATGAAGCTGGTTCCGCCGTTCACGCCCTTGGTCATCACCTCCTCCAGCAGATTGCCCATGTTGCCCAGTATCAGGTTCCACAGCCAGCTGTTGTGCCCCTGCATCACATAGGCCCCGTCGCGCTTCGTCTGCCGGTTGTCGTCATACTTCCCGGTCAGGAACGACTTGTTGTCCGAACCCAGCTGGCAGTCCCCGTCGTAATAGGTTATCCACCACATCACGCCGTCCCACGTCCGCACCAGCATGTTTTTTGCCAGCTGGTCCACGCCCAGGTTGAACTGCACATACAGGTAGTAGGCAGCCAGGTTGGGCAGGTTGAAATACTTCCCGACTTCCTTCTTGAAGGTCGGGCTCACCCATTTCGCAGTCGGGAACCTGTTGCCGTCATCCTCATAGTCCACCCCGTCAAACGTGTGCGACTCCCTGTTATAGGTCAGATTCTTGCCGGCAGGCGTTTCCTTCACGCATCTGTACAGGAAGCCCATCATGCGGTCCAGGGCCTTGTACATCTTGTCATATTTGTCACCGGTGCCCAAGTGTTCCTTGATGTTCGGTTCTTCTTCGGCATCGCCACCGCCGTCGTTCCAGAACACGTCTTTCGGGTGGTTGAACTCGAAACCGCCGTCAAAGTTGAAATCCATGAAGTCCGTATGGTCGGGCTCCGTGGACGGCAGCCATCGGAACAGGCACAGGTCGTTCGAGTTGTTCAGCGTCTCGATGCAGATGGGCAGGTATTCCTTCGGCCGGTCGCCGTTTGCCTGCAGGTAGTTCAGGGTGTCACCGGTTCCCCACTGCTCGCCGCCGATAGTCTTGTCCTGGCCGAATATCGGGTAGCTGTCGCTCTTCTCGTTGTTCATGTTGTACTGGCCGTAATAGGTCAGATCCTCATCCACGCTCCTGGCCACAAACAGGTCACAGGGCAAGCCGTCAATGGCCGAGCGTATATCCTGCCCGCACGTATCGCTATGGTCGGCTGCATATTGCTGGGCAGGGGTCAGGATACCCATCTCCTTCATGCCGTCGTTGATGAACTTCGCACCGCCCGTGTTGGTCGTCATGGAGGAGTCGGAAAAGTCACACTTCGCACAGGCGAGTTTTGCCCCCACCGAGTTGTCCCGCAGTCGGAACAGGTTCTTCTTACCCTCCGTAGCTGTCGGGTTGCTCTGCTGCCCGTTACCGTCTATCTCGCCGTAGCTCATCCGTGCCGTGTAGCCACTGGCTGTCTTCTGGAAATAGAAGCGCAGGTTCTTGCGGGCATAGTTCACCGAACT